ATATGTATATGACAAGCAATAGTACCTACAACTCTTATGTATTCTATGTTAGCTGAAAAAGCTGAACTAGCAGAAGATGAACTTCCAGAAGTTAGCTTATGTACAGTTCCATGTCTTAATCCATAGTTCATGTTTTGTTTTCCTTTTGTTTAGGATGTGTTCCCAGAACGTTCCAGGAACATTAATCCAATTTAATTATCTTCTAATTACAAATGTTACTACACATTCGCAAGCAGTTGAAGATCCACCATCACTTATCATTTCGATAGTTCCATTTTCTGCTACATCGTTTGCTGCAGTAGGTTCTGATGTATCTACATCACCAGCAGCAGATCCAGATTGAGTAACTGTAATTGCAGAGCCAGTCATAGCTGTTCCACCAATTTCCCATGTAAGAGCTGCGTTTGCAGATGATATTGCATTTTTAATGCTAGTTATAATTTTAATTACTTTACCTCCATCAGGTACAGGTACAAAAGTTGATCCTGACGCACTAATGTTAGTAATTTTAGATGTTAAAAAATAGTCGTTTAATGTTCTCATTATATTCCTTTAATTGTTCCGATCCTAACCTATCTCAGATCTTCAATTGTTTGAAATGCTGCTAGGCGAGCAGATTAAAGGTTACTCGCCTAAACAGTTATATTATTATGAAGTAGTTAGATCCATTACTGAACCTGACGCTGCTTCATTTCTTGATTCAAGAGTTGCTTCTACTAAAAGCTGTCTCTTTTCAGAGTCGCCAGTTTTTGACAATTCATGCATAGTGAAGTCTCTTAAGAAAGCTACTCCCCAGTAATCCATGTCTAGAACATAAGCGTCTCTATCTCTAGAGAATCTATTTGGAACAACTTGCAATTGACCGAAGTCAGATGCGTAGACATCTACAGCTGTGTATAGTGTAGCGTCTGCACCTGCATCAAATCTAGTGCTGTTACCAGTGAAACCTGACAATTTTTGTTTATTGAAAGGTCCAACCATAATCATAGTTGGATTTCCACCTTCATCCCATACTGATTTAATTACAGATTTTAATAATGTTTCTGTGAAAGCTCTTTGAGTTCCATCAGTTCTAGCAGTATTACCTACTGAACCTGAAGTACCTGAAGTTCCCATTACATCATTAGTTGCAACCCAAGCTCCTAAAGAACCCATTTCTCTAGCAGCAGTAGCTGAACCTGTAACTTCTGCATTGTTAGTTGTTAATTGTGCTTCCATATCTCTTTTAAGCTCTTTAGCTTTTTTAGCGATTTGGTAAGCGATCTCAGATGCTCTACCAGCTTTGTCAACTGCTTCCTGCGTACCTGTGATTACAACTGTTTTGTCCATAATTTGACAAGAGTTAGATAATCTAGTTGTTGCAGTAACAGCATCCAAAGTTGCTTCATCCCCTTCGATGACAGCATTGTTAGTAACTGCTGATGCCAAAGAGTCTGTTTGCCATTCGTGTAAAACTGCAGTAGACCTAGTCTTTGCAGCTGAACTTAGGAATGGCGTATCTGTAGGTGAGATGTTATAAATAACATCAGAAAGATCTTCTCTTTCACCTATCGAATCATACGTATCAAACGTATTTGTTGGTTGTGCCATTGTTTATTTCCTTTGTTGAGATTTAAGATTAATCATGTCAAGTATTGCAGACTGAGCATCTTTAAGATGTCCAGACTTACGTAACTTGCCAATCTTATTTCTTATGCCTTCTCTACCAGAACTTGTATTTGATTTTGCAACACCAGCTTTAACGACTTTTGGAGCATTTGCTACTTTCTTTTGAACAATAGGTCTTTTATTTTTCAAATTTTGATAGCTCATAGCATCCTTTGCAACCATAAGAAATCTATGATCTGCAAGTGATCCTATTTCTTGATCATTAAAACCATAATTACGTAAAGAAGTACGCATATTATATTTAAACTGATCTGCTTTATTGGGATCGCTATACTCTGGTATTTTTGTTGCTGCTAACTCTTTCTGTGTTGCAAGGAATTCATCGTATTGTTGTGCTTGAGCTTCTCTAGCTCTAGACTTGACATCCTCTAGCTGCCTATTTTGTTGTCTTAACTGGTAGTCCAGTTTGGCTGCAGCTGTGGGGTCTTCATCGTAAAGCTTTTGAAGATCTTCACTTCCTTGGCGTTGTCTGACAGTAGCGTCAGCAGTTGCAATAAGTTCATTTAACTCTGATAGTCGAGTATCATAAGATTGACGCAAACTCGTCTTTTGAGCTTCAAGATCTCTCTTTTCTAACCCTAAAGTGTGAGTTTTTTGTCTATAATCTGAGTCTCTAGAATAACCTGCTTTCAGCTCATCGAGGGTAACTTCTAACTCTTGACCTTGTACTTTAATTCGGTGGAGTTCTGGTTCCTCTAATTCTGTTTGTGTTTCTTCTGTTACCTCAGTATTTTCAGTAGTCGCCTCAGGAGTTCCTTCAGACTTTGGTTGACTCTCTTGAGTTTCCTGTTTCTCAGTAGACTCTGATGGTTCTGCTTTAGATTCAGTTTCTTGTTTTTCCTGTTTAGGATTCAATAGTCCTGAAATCTTTTCAGCAGCACCTTGAACAGTTTGTTCTTGTGCCATAACGTTCCTTTCTTGTTGGTTGACGTATTTGAAGTTGCGTTAGCTTAACTTCGTTTATTTAATTGATCTAACTCTTGTTGAGTTAGTTTTCCACTTGCCATGATGCTTTGTAAATGACCTCTGATTTTGTCTACTAGATTGTAGGCTACCCAAAGGTATGTACGCTTGTCATTCTCAGTGAAACTTGTATTGAAGATTTCTTGTTTATATATTCCAAGAAGATCTTCGAATGCTGTTTTAAGTAAGGGGTCGTTTAAGAGCTGTTCGGCTCTCTTGCCTTCCCTGACTTGCTTTTCTTTGTTGTCCATCTATTTGTTGTTGAGTATTAAAGAATTGATCTTGTCCTTTTACTATTTCTTTCATTAGATTACCAGAAGATTTTAGATCTTCTTGTTCCATCATAGATCTACGTTTTAATTCTAGTTCATCAATTTTAGATCCATATTTAAGTTCAATTTCTTTTATCTTTAATTCAAAGTCTAAAAGATTTTGTCTCATTTGTGCTTCAATACGTTTAATTTCTGTTTCAGCTTTTAACTGTGCTCTTTGGTTTTCACCTTGAACCTGTGCTAAAGTAACTTTTTCAAACTCAGTAGGTGGTTTAGGTGGAAGTTGTGGCATTTGAGCTGCTCCTACGTCTGGATCCATAAAGAAAGGTTCTATACTATTTAGACCTGCATTTTCAACTAATTTCTTTAAAGAATTATATATATTTCTTAAATTAACCATAGGACCATGAACATTCTGTTGAAGGTTTATAGCCTGCATTTGTCTTTCTAATATAGCATTAATAAGAATTAATTGTTGTTCTTTTGATCCTGTACCCAATCCAACATGGACTGTAACATTAACTCTGTCTTTCCATTCGTAAGGTCTCATAGGTATATACTTACCTCTAATTCTTACGATCTTTTCTTTTTGTTGGTACTTACATACCAACTCGAATATTTTTAAAGCTAAATCTTTAACACCAGTTTCTGCAAATATTCTTGCAATTAACTCCATTCTCATTTGAGATTGAGTTAAAACCTGGTTCATACCAGTTGCTGTTTTATTATTTAATGAGTCAGCATTTAAACCTTGTGAAGTTTTACTAACACCAGTTCTAGTTTCTTTAACAGAATCTAGATATGCTAACATACCACTTGCTTGTTCTGTAATTGGTTGTGCTTGAATAGGCATCATTACATTAGAAGGTGGTTGCTTAGTTCTTACAATTCCACCAGGTCTATTTGTAAGAAGATCATCCATAGCAACTTGACCATCTTGGATGGCAACTCTGTTATTATTTGTTAGATACATATTATCTAACATTTGTCTCATAACAGTAGATTTAATTAATTGTATATCTTCTACTAATTCTGCAATAGATCTACCATGAAATCTGTGAGGCATAATAACAGGTGTCATAGATATAAAAGGTATTGAATCTACTTCTGTTACATCTAATAATTTTTTAGCATCACCTGCTACTGTTATTTTACATAACTCTGCTTTACCATCATCATTGACATCCATTTTAATATAACATTCATGGACTAAAACATCATTTGTAGATTTATCGCCATCGGATAAACCATGTGAAAAATCTATATTTTGATGTCTTGTGAATTTATCTTCAGTAAAATAATCTGTATCTCCAGTTGGTAAACCTTCGACTAGGTCTCGATCATAACCCATTTCTACTAATTCAGTTTTAGTTTTATTTGTTCTATGACAAACAAAGTTAGCTGAATTAATATCTTTACATCTTCTTTCAATTAAGAATTCTTCAGGAGGAACTGGTTCTATACGAACTTGTCCATAAAGTTTTGTTCTATGAATAACCACATCATGTAATTCTATTTTATCTATTTCTTTACCACGATCATCTGTGATTGATTCTTTATATTTGGAATGATTTGAAACTTTTACTTGTGGATCTGAAACTAAATCATCAAACTCATCATCTGTTAATCTTGTATATTCTTCTCTTTCAGTCTTTTGGGAATCATCCCAATAAATTTTTAAAATTCCATTCTTTTGGATAAGTGCATCTTTAAATGCTGTATATAAAGATGTAAATCCATTGTTCTCTTTCAAGAAGATATAATTAATATAGTCAGAACATTGTCTAGCCATTTCATCATCTTCAGGTCCAACACCTTCGCAAGCAAATACATTATCTCCTGAAGTAAATATCTTCATAAGAGATGGCATTAAACTTTCTACTGTGTCCATTACATCATTAGAAACAACTTGAGAACGCCCTTCTTGTTCATTACCAAGAGGCATTCCTAAATAATATTCTAATGATTTCTTTCTTCTCGATACTAACTCTCCACCAATATAACCTGATGCACTATGTAATTCTCTTGCTAGTATTGATAATATTTCTTGTTCTGATTTTTTCATACTACGTATTTCGTATCTATTTTAATTGGTTTATCCCATTCCGTTGTGTCTATTGGTTCTGCAACGCAACCATATCTAAATGCGTCAGATGCGTGTGAGCACCAGTCATGTAAGGGTTTATTCTTAAACACTTGGTTCTTATCATCCCATTGTTTTCGATATTGTCTTAATGCGTCTAATCCTACTTTACATTTTTCTCTATCAAACCAACAATCAGGTAATGCGTTTCTCACAGATTCTATTCCATGATCTACTTCTAATTTAGGAGCTACTTCAAAATCTATTCCTAATTCGTTTGCTACTTCTAATCTAGATTTTCCAGTTCCTAATTCTCTTGCCATTATATCGTGAGGAGCAATATGATGGGAATAAGCATAATCTTTTTCTTGTAATATATCTGCGTAATGAGCTAATGATTCTCCTGATGTTTCATAATAATCAATAAGGTGTACCTCTTTTCCAACTCTTTGTGCAAACCAAATAGCTGTACTGTCTCCGATCCCCAAATCCCACCAGGTTTCCACACCTACATTTTCATCTACAGGCACGTAGCTGATTCTTCCATCATTATCAGCTTTTGTTATTAGCCGACCATAATAACTCCCAGACACTGCTGCAGTAAAAGAGCATTCAAACTCTTGATCAAACTGCTCAGGTGTCATGATAGAACGTGCCTGCTCCAGTTCCTCATCTGGAATTACTTTGGTGTCTGAAGATTTATATAGTTTCCCATACCAATCTTTATGACCTCTTAAGGCATAATCATAAACTTCCCAGAATTGATTATGACCCATTGGTGTACCGATAAATAAAACCCATCCTAATTTATCAGCAACTGCAGGTCTGATAATCTCTGTCCAAACTCTAGGAGACATGATAGCATATTCGTCTAAGACGACTCCATCAAATCCCATTCCTCGAATTGAGTCAGGATTATCGGCACCAAATATTTGAATTCTTGATCCATTAAATAGATCTATTCTTAACTCAGTCTCGTTCCTACTTCCACCCCAGTGCATTAGAGGTCTAGTATAAAATTTTAAATATTCCCAAGCAATAGATTTACCTTGTCTGTATGTGGGAGC